AACTAACAGGGATCTAAAAAGTTCAAAACCTTTTCTATTGAGATCGAAATATGTAATATATTTTTGAAATTCTTCTTCTAAAATTTGTTTTTCTTCATCTTTTAGATTTAAGTCATTTAATTCTAAAGTAACTATTTTATTGTTTTCATCTTTATTAATACATTCATCACAAATTTCATCCAATGCATCAGCTACCTCAGAAAATGCCGCCATTACTCTGTAGTCGCGCAGCCGGGCCAGTTTATCATGCTGTATGCTAGCATACATGAATTTTGTAAAATTATTATCTAATCCTATAACACCGGCAGGATCAGTGTTGTTAAAAATAGTACTGCTACTAATGCTATGACGTGCCAATGCTTCGGCGCGCTTACTACCGGTATGTTGAAAGTCTTTAAATTTAGGGTTTAATTTACTGATTGTATCAATAGCAGCATATCCCTGATAAGGCATTCTGTTATTAATAAAATTCATTAAAGATTGTCCGAAAGTAGATTGTCTTCCGGTATCAGCATTAGCATACTCTGGAGGCATATGGATTATTTATTAAAATAATAGGTGTATCAACTTTTACCACTTGATTTTTTAATGATATTTGATTATAATATTATGTATAATGACTTTCTGTACATTTTTACCATATGAAGCTATTTTCTAATATAGATATAGGTATTACTATTCCAAAGCTGCTATTTCTATATAGAAAGCATTTTGAAGGTGACAAGGACTTTGGCTTTCATTTAACTGACTTAGATACCGGTATATATCTATCAAAATATGATTATGGAAATATTTTTAAAGTACAATTACTAGGTTTTGGAATTTATATATGGTGGATGTAATATTAAAATATTTTCATTTAATTAAGGTAATTACGGCTTTTAAACCGTCAGAATATTCTAAATCTATTAGATTAGCTACAAAAAAAAAACATGATAAAATAGAAGCTCACCCATTCATAAAAAGATTAATTAACGGTACTTTAACAGATAAAGAATATTACTATTATCTTAAAAATATTATATATATCTATAGAGAAATAGAACAAAACTTTTTTAGTGATTTAAAAAGTATGGATTTATTACAAACAAGTAGAATATTAACTGATATAAACAATTATAAAGAACTTTTAAATATAGAGAATACCGATTCAGATAAAGAAGGATATTTTTATAATGATTGGTTGTCATTAATTAAATCCAAACCAAAATATTTTAGAAAGACTGATTTATACTTAATGTGGCTCGCTGATATGTATGGTGGTCAAATTTTAAAACGTAAAGTAAGATTTAATTCAGCATTACAATTTAAAGATATTAGAAGAAAAATTAAAAAAATAAGAACCTTTATTGAATTAGGTTTAAATGAAAGTAATATTTATCATTTTATAAATCATATAAACAATTCATATGATGAACAATATAATATGGTCGATAAAATAGACAAATATATTAACGGTTGAAAAGTATTTGATATATCTTATAATAAATTTATGATTATTAGTGATATTAAAAGTTATGACGGTATGCTTCTACATAATAGATTTGCTTATAAATTTTTTAAAAATAAAGTCTTACCTATAGGTAATATTATTGCATTTAGAGGATTAGCTAAAGTAGAAACTGAAGGTTTAATAGATCAGGAGGATTCTCTTAATAAGGATTTCATCTATAGTGATGATATGATACATTTTCTCTATGAAATGCCCTTAATTAAGGAAAGTTTTGGAGCTGTTGCCTATCAGAGACTTTTTAATTCAAATATTGCATCTATATTAGCAAAATATATTGATGCACCTATAGAAGTAGATGGGGATGATTTAATGGTTGTTAAGGAATTTACAAAGAACAAAATTACACAAAATAAGGGTAAGTGTAGTGTAAGTATTGTACATGTAAAAAATGGTGCTGCACTTGGACATACAGGTATTAATATTAGTGCAGGTGATAGAGCACCAGCGTTTGCCTATAGTACAAACCTAACAGATGACCAATGTAAGGATTTTATGACAAAGGTTATTGAGCATTTTTACAATATGAATGACGATATTTTTATTGCTACAACTAAAATTATTTCACATTGAATATATTTGATATTATTAATGACGTAGCCTTTACAAAGAGGGCTAGGTCGAACTTTAATTTAGAAGAAGAAAAAAACATTCAACCTTTTCTTTTAAATAGATGGTTATCAATGCTAGATTCTTCAGCTGCATTAATTATAAATGAAACTCTCAATAAATATGGTCAGTGTTTTAATAATTTTGATAACTATAAATTTTTACTAAATGTACTGCCAAAATATAAGTTTAAAAGAATAGAGTATATAAAAAAGCCAAAAGTTCAAGATAGTTGATATAGTTACATTTATGCATAAATGTTTGCATGGCAAAAGCAAATATTGATACGCTACCTACACAAAAAAGTTTAATAGATTTAAGCGGACTTCCTAAAAATACTTTTAACAGTGTTTTTTCGGGATACGATTTAGTAAATGTTTTAGATGATATTATTTTGGTAGAGTTTACTGATTCCACTTCAACAGGAAATGAAATCATAAGAAACGGTATTGTAGTTCCGGTTAATGCTGATACTAATGCTTGGAGAATAGGTAAAGTTATTATTGCTGGTCCCTCGTGTAAGTTAGTTAAAAAATATGATTATGTTTGTTTTCCTAATAATATGGGTATACCTATAGCCAATATAGATATTAAAGATTACGGAACACTTAAACAGGGAATATTTTTAAATGAACAAAGAATTTTTGGTATAGTAGAACCAAGGAAAGAAAATGTTGATAAATCTATCAAGCCTAAGATCTGTGCTGCAAAATAACGTTTGTGAAATAAAATTTCTAAGGCGAATTCCCAAGCCAGGTAGATCTCCTTATAGAAGGATGCTCTGTACAACGTCTTCCGCAGTATTAAATACGGTAAACGGTAGAATAACATTAAACTATAGACCATCAACCAAACCTTTAAAATATAACCCTAATCAAAAAAACCTAGCTATAGTCTGGGATATCTTTATGCAAGATTATAGATGTGTAAATGTGAATAGTTGTGATTTGATTACCTCTATTCCTGCTGGTGACGCATTCTGGACATATTTCAAAAAGAATTTAATGAAATTAACTACTGCTCAAAAAATATCATATATGGATTCATGATATGTTACACGAACATCTTGAAAAACATATAAATGGTCTTTTGCAAAGAAAAGTAGAGATATGTCTTAATAATAAAACTCTTAAAACTGGTAAATTAATATTGTTTTCGGTTAAAGATTTTTATATTTGCTTTACACTTTTAATTAACAATGTTAGGAAAATATATGAAATTCCCTATCCGTTTAAATTTGAATATTCAAATAGTGATATAATTCTTTTTTATCAGGAAAAATATATTACATTTAAAGAGAAGAAACCATTATTTTATTCCGATATTTTTAAGGTAAAGAGTAATAAGTTTTTAAACCAGCAAGTACATATTAAAAATGTTGAATAATAATAGGCCGAATATATAATAATCTTATGTTAATTGTACATTGTGAAGTGAAGTTGGACAAAAAAAGATCCACCGAAAAGGAATATTTTTTTGCTAAACTTAAGCAGTTTACGCGCGAAGTTAAAAGAAGCGGTATCCTAGAAGAATTAAGGAAAAAGGCCTGCTATTACAAACCTTCACAAATGAGAAAGCTCAATCAACAGACAAAACATTTAAAGTGGCGTCTGTATTAATTTGTGTTTAATAAATTAATTAATTTTTTTCCAAAAGAATATGCACCCAGTAGAACGCAGGTTGATCTTATTAATCAAATAAATGAGAAACTATATAATAAAAATGAGAAATTTATTGTAGTAAGTGCACCTACAGGTATTGGTAAAAGCTTTATACCTGTAACTATAGGTAATAGTAGTAATCGACCGAGCGAAAGTTTTGTAAAGAAAATTGATAATTATAATGCCTATAAACAAGATCATCACGGGAATTATATATATTCAGTAGAATGTGAATTAGAGCCGCCATTCGGATCATTTATATTAACTATAACAAAAAATTTACAAGATCAATATAGTCAGCTATTTCCTTATCTACCTATTTTAAAAGGTAAAACAAACTATTGTTGTAACATAGATACAAATTACAATGTTGAAACAGCTCCTTGTTTATTTGTATCAAGGTTAAAAGAAGAATGCTGGGAAAAAAATAAATGTAACTACTATAACAATAGAAATAATGCGCTAAAATCTACTGTTTCAGTACTCAATTATAAAATGTTTCTATCTTTACCTTCTCATATAAAAAGAAAAAATTATATTATATGTGATGAGGCTAGTGAGTTAGAGCATGAGATAATTAGGCAATATAGTGTTTATATAGAATATCAAAAATTGGAAGAATACAAGATACAATTTAATAAACTATATAGTGAAAACTCTAATCAAGTTAAAGCCTGGCTTCTTGATTTGGCCTTTAAGCTTACTGAACAAATAAGCCGCCTAGTTGGTAAAAAAGATAGCAATATTGTAATGGGGGAACGTAAAAAAATAATATTTTTAAAGAATCTTTTTAATTCAATAATGACAATAGACCGTCATTGGAATCAAATAGAATGGATAGTAGAAAGAAACGGAAAATTTATCAAACTCACACCCCTCTCAACTGATATTTTAGCTCAAAATATCTTTAATTATGCAGACCAAATAATACTAATGAGTGCTACTATTATTGATCATAAAAGTTTCACAAAAAATTTGGGTATTAAAAAATATTCCTATATAGAAGCAGCTTCTCCGTTTGATTCTTCCAAGAGCCCTATATATGTTACATCAAATAATAAATTAAATCATAGTAACTTAGATAAAAACATTAATATTTTAGCCAAAAATATTAAATCAATATGTAATATGCACAAAAATCAAAAGGGAATTATACATACTCATAGTCTTGAAATTACAGAAAAACTGAAATCATTCCTACAGGTAGATAGTAGATTTTTATTCCGCGATAGAACAACCACCAACGAAGAGATAATTCAACAACATTTAAATTTATCTGAACCTACTGTTCTTATAAGCCCGTCCTTAACCCATGGTATTGATTTAAAGGATGAGCTGGCTAGATTTTGTATTATTGTAAAACTTCCCTATTTGCCATTAAATGATAGAAGAATTAAAAGAAAATTTACACTAGACAAAGAATGGTATGAAAATACTATGCTTAATAATCTTGTACAAATGTGTGGTCGCACAACTAGAAGTAAAAACGATTTTAGTTCCACGTATTTACTTGATGGTCATGCGCCTAGAGTCATTACTAAATGTAAGAATAAATTGCCTAAATACTTTCTCGACAGAATATATTAATACTTCTACATTTATATTAAATAATATGTAATGAAGCAAAAGTCATTTCATTTTGAAGTAAAAGATCTATTAATACAATTTTTAGCTGCATTCGATAATGTTGTCATTAATAGATATAACAAAAATAGAGAGGTCAAAAACCAACTACAAGTTAGATATGTTTATGCCCCAAAGCAAAGAGTATTATTTGATTTAATAAATCCTGGACAGAACATAACTTTACCTGTGGTTAGTGTAACAATAAAGAGTATATCTAGAGACAATGAAAGAGTCTTTAACAAGACAGCCGGCTTCTACGCACCAGGAACTCCATATGAAAGAAATCCAAGCTATTTAACTAATTTTTATAGATCTCCTGTTCCTGTTAATATAGCAGTTGATATGAGTATACTCGCTAGATACCAAACTGATATGGATCAGATATTAAGCAATTTTGTTCCATTTAATAATCCATACATTATCTTAAGCTGGACTGTTCCAAAAAAATTTAATTTACCATACACTCAAGAAATTAGAACAGAAGTTCTTTGGAATGGTCAAATAGCACTAGAATACCCAACAGATATAAGCGGCAATCAAAAAGCACAAATTGTTGCTAATACTTCTTTTACAATAAAAGGGTTCTTGTTTCCAGTGGAACAGGATCCTGTTAAAAATATATTTAGAATAGATGTAAGTATGACGGCAGTTTCTGCCGGGTCAATATTAGAATATGGAAATTATACAGCATTAAGTTCACAGGTAATCACTTCAGATAACACTATTCTTTCTAGTGCATATAATACAGATACGTTTTCAGTTTCTGGAAGACCTATTATTACTAGTGTCAATTTAGAACCATCAATATGAAATCTAAGAATTTTTCAAAACCCTCATTTACCATATACACCGGGGTTTCAGGAAAAAAAATAACCCTACGCGGCGACATGTTTAGATATAAAACTGATGTAGGATTATTTCTTAGTTCAAATAGTTTTGATGGAAGCCAAAACTTTTATGATTTTTATAGTAAAATAAAAAGTATTAGTGCACTTAATCCTCCTTTTAGTGGTTACCCTGTAACCAACTATACGGTCAATACTAATAATTCCATAACTTTTGAAATTCCAGCTAGAACTAAAGCGGAAAAATTAGATATTATATATGCAAATCCTGCCGGATATATAAAAGCATCTCAAATGGGCAGCTTTACCTATATTCAAATTTTAACCTCTAATATAGTACAAAATATACCTCTGCCCCCGGTGTTAGCAAAACTAAGTACCGTTGTATTTACACCAAAGCCGGTAAAAATCTCGGAAACAGTATCATCTTACAATGTATTTGAGGTTACTTCAAACGTTTCAACTAGTATTAATGATATTTTACTTAATAATTTTATAAAACTAGAATTTATAGGTATAACAAGAAATGTTGATGGAACTAAAAACGTAAAACTTAAAATTAATTCAAAAAATAAAAATATTATTACACTATATGTAAATAACAAGCCTTATTCTACCTTTTTATTTATAGATAAATTTGATACTACTATTCATAATTTACCAAGATTTGGAGTTTATAGTATTAATGCTATAGATCAAAAAAGAAATAAGAGCAATGATATAAAATTTAAATTCTCTGGTGGAAGTAGTGTGTCAAACAAAACAAAAAATATTAACTCTACATCTTACCCCGACTATCCTGATTATCCTTATCCTACCTCTGCTGACTATCCTGACTATCCTGATTATCCTTATCCTACCTCTGCTGACTATCCCGACTATCCTGATTATCCTTATCCTACCTCTGCTGACTATCCCGACTATCCTGATTATCCTTATCCTACCTCTGCTGACT